CTTGAGTAGGACTCCCCAAACAACGTAAGGGGTGTACCGCTCTTCTGTTGGCCCTCCGCGAGGAGGTCCTTCAACGACTGTATTTGGACGTCATCTACCCAGGCGGCATAGTCATGATGACCATAATCCGCAACAGGGTACACGGATTCCAGTCTGTCCCCCCAGGCAACAAAGGAGTACTTATTGCCTAGATAGGATTTGACTGAAATCGCACCTGGACCGTGCCTCATGCGCCACTGAAGGGGGTCGTACCTTCCTAAAGCGGCACAAATGAGCCTCGACACGACGTCGAGGTTCACTAGGAAACGGGTGGTTTCTGCACGTTTCTCAACGGGCAGTTGCGACACCTTCGCGGTGTACCTCTCGCTTTTGGCGAATCCGCCGTAAGTTTGAGGTATGACCGTAGAAGGTGGGTCTGCTTCCGTCCAGAATTTCTCTGGAGATGGAAGAGAAGCATCCACCTGGATGAACTCGTTGATTTCCTTTTCAACGTTTTCATCACTACATTGTACGCTCGTTCGCTTAGCGCCATACAGTATTTGGCGCAAGAGATAAAGCGCTTCAACATTGTAGTTCTCCTTAAGGCTACCAGATTCGTCGAATACGCGTAAGTACAGTTGCCGCAGGAACTGTGGCATTTGTACGTGTCCCGGGCCTTTACCCCCAAGGGGGAGCCCAGAACATCCGTACGCTCTGCTGGCAAGCGCCTGATCTAGGTGCTTTCCCAGCGCAGGAAGGTCTACCAGGTAAACCTGGAAAGGGCCTCTCTGCTCGACAAGTCTGAGCAAGCGGGCTTGATCTTTCTCAAACCAACCTGCATCGTCGGGGTACGCGTACGTGAGATCTTGGAAGATCGCCACGTACACGTTGCTCAACTGACGGGCGAGGGCCTCGCGGTCCTCGCCAGACACACGGCTCTTAGGCATACTAACCTCACGAAAGATGGTTAGGGACGCCACCGTAGCCATGAATGGTAACACGCCGGTCGGATCGATCAGTTTCCCGATCTACCTAGGCGTACGCAGCATCGTTCTACGACTGCCAGCCCATCAGCTGGTTGAGGAACGCGTTGGCCGTCGCGATTGCGAGATCGCAAACAGCGTCGGCATTAGCAACGGGTCCCGTCAAGTCATCGATGTCATTCTCGACAACGAAGTAGAACTTCCGAACGCGCCCCGCGGGAATCGCTTCCGTTGGGTAGACGTTCTCCACCAGTTCGACGTTGTGTCGATCCTGGCCGGCCTTCGTTTTCGAATGCCGGATTTGGAGTCGGAATTCAGAAGCTGTGTCCTTCA